GAAAGCCCGGCGGTTGGCGATGCCCGTCAGCCCGTCCGTATAGCTCAGGGCCTCCAGCTTGGCATTGGCCTCTTCCAGGGCCCGGGTGCGCTCCTCCACCAGGGCCTCAAGCTCCCGGTTGCGCTCGTGCAGGCCCTGGAGGGGATACACCTCCCCGTCCCGGACCAGGTGATAGGGAATGGAAATGCCGCTGTGGGCGATCATCCAGGCGCCGTTTTCCTGCTTGAACAGGAGCACCAGCCGGGCCGTCTCCCGGGACAGGATATGGTCGGGCAGCGGCAGGTGGATATGGAAGAAGGCCGTGACCAGGACCACGTCGGCACTGATATCCTGCAGCGACAGATCCAGCATTTCGATGCGCAGGGGTTCGGCAACCTGGGCAAAGTCCTGGCGGGTGATCCGGACCCATTCGGCCTTGTCCTTCACCAGGAAATCACCGCCACCGGTATAGCCGCTGAAGTTTTCGCTGAAGCGGGAGGTCAGCCGGTCATCCCGGGTGGCGTACATCTCGATGTATTCATCAAACAGGGAGCGAATCAGGCGCTGTCGTTCTGGGTCCATGGGCAGTGTCATTCAGTAGATCGTCATAACGAATGATGCCTGAAAACGAAGGCGTAGAATGGTGCCTTGCGCCCTTCTCCCGGCACCCAACCCTCCGCCCGACCTGACGCCACGCCATGCTGCCCACCTTCCTGCAAGCCGACGCCGACCTGCAAGCCCTCAACACCCTGGCCCTGCCGGGACGCGCCGCCTTCCTCGGCTCCATAACCGCAACGGCACAACTGGCGGCCATCTCCGCCGTGCCTGCCCTGCAAGGCAAGCCCCGCTTCATTCTCGGCGGTGGCAGCAATCTGGTGCTGAACGGCGACTTCCCCGGCCTGGTGCTGCGCCTGGCCATCCCCGGCCGGGAGCTGGCGGCGGAAGACGACGAGGCCTGGTACATCCGCGCCGGCGCCGGCGAGAACTGGCACGACTTCGTGCGCTGGACCCTGGCCGCCGGCTATCCGGGCCTGGAGAACCTCTCCCTCATCCCCGGCACAGTCGGCGCCGCGCCGATCCAGAACATCGGCGCCTACGGCCTGGAAGTGGGGGAGCGCTTCCACCACCTGGAAGCGGTGGACCTCACCACCGGCGCCGCGGTGCGCTTCGACCGCCACCAGCTGCGCTTCGGCTACCGGGACAGCCTCTTCAAGCAGGAGGGCTGGCACCTCGACGGCCGCTACGCCATCACCCACGTCACCTTCCGCCTGGAGAAGTGCTGGCAGGCGGTGACCCGCTATGCGGACGTGGCCAAGGAACTGGCCGCCGCCGGCATCGCCGCCCCCACGGCCATGCAGGTGTCGGACGCCATCATCGCCATCCGCCAGCGCAAGCTGCCGGACCCGGCCCAGGTGCCCAACGCCGGCAGCTTCTTCCACAACCCGGTGGTGGACGCCGCCACCGCCGCCCGGCTGGCAGCCGAGTACCCGACCCTGCCCCAGTACCCCCAGCACGACGGCCGGGTGAAGCTGGCCGCCGGCTGGCTGATCGAGCAGGCGGGGTGGAAGGGGAGGAATCTGGGGCCGGCGGGGATGTATGAGAAGCAGGCGCTGGTGCTGGTGAATCGTGGAGGGGCCACGGGGGCGGATGTGGGGGCGGTGATGGGGGCCGTGCAGGCCAGTGTGCAGGAGAAGTTTGGCGTCGGGCTGACGCCGGAGCCGATTTTTCTCTGAGGTTGGCTTTGGGGTTTTCTGCCTTCCGTTCGGAAGGTGTTGCTTCGCTTCAAGCGTGATGGGGTGTTTTACGGCTGGGTTCCGCGCCTGACGCGCGGGTTACTTTCTTTTGTCTCGCCAAAAAGAAAAGTAACCAAAGAAAACGCGAGCCCGGTTTGGCGCCCCTTCGGGGTTCCCTGCGCTACTCGCTTCCGGCGGGGGCTGCGCAACTCGGGCCTGAAGGCCCTCAGACAGTGCTCGCCCTTTTCCCGCCAGAAGCTCCGTTGCTCGGCGCCGCACAGGGCAATCTCGGGACTCTGCCCTGTACAAGCTATTCGCCATCACATACCGAGAAATCACCTTGAGCTTCCTTTTCCCGCCAGTATTGGGAAATACTTGGTGAATCCCATAGCAGTTCGTCAATGTTCCAACGATAGCGTTTCAGCCTAAAGGTTGTTGAATCTTCGCAGATCCCATAAAACTTTGGTTCGTTATCTGTGCCTCTAAACAACTTGGCAAGTGTGGCTGCAACTGAATGAGAACATCTCAGACCAAAATAGATCGCAGAGATTAGATAGGGGCTTGCATCCACTCCACTCCCATCTCTCACATGTCGCCACTCCTTTTCATATCGCCATTGACTAGCTTTGCGATAAAAGTATGAGTCATGCACCCGTTTTCGTGAAGTAACCAACTCGTCAATGATCCAACCATACAGATCACTAGCCTTGATATCTCGGACTCCTGAGTAATCCACCGCAAAAGGTTTGGCAAACTCCAGTTGAGAGGTGTCGTACTCGATACAAATTCCATTATGCTGATCGGCATAATGACTCCACATAAGAGGGCAGTTCCATCGTTGAGCCAACGACAGCACACCCTTTCTACGCATTAGCTTCTCAAGACAGTCTTGAATCTCCCGCGCAAAATTTATCTTCAGTTTTGATTTTGAATCCGAGGGAGTTCCATCCCAGTTCGGCTCGGTACTGTAGTAACGAATTTGGTCAATTCGCTTGCTAATGGCTTTGGAATCTCCACTCCCTTTTTGCGTCTTAGAAAGCATCTCAAAACAGAGCTTTTCAAGGCTCTGAGTGTCAATATCAACATTGATGACAGGACTGCAATCCAAAGGATCGTTGAAGCTTTTTGGATTGGCGTAATAGACAACATTGCTTTCAAGCTCAGCAATCGTAGTTGCTTTGAGCGGGCGGTATTTGTAGAGCTTTTTTGGAACTGAGCACATTGAATCCTCATGGGATGCAAGAAGGTCAAAATGACATTATTAGTTAGCTTGCATTTCTTATTTGTTTCTTACCAGTAACGACCAGACTATCAAAGCAACTCAGCTAGTGGCACCTTGATGTTATCCCCTTCCACCCCCGCCGAGCAGCGCAAGGCGGGCGGGGGGTTTTCGGCGAGGACTGTCTGAGCCCCCGCAGGGGGCGAGTTCCGCAGCCGCCCCGCTCGACTGAGCAGCGCAGGGGAGCCCGGAGGGCCGGGGGTGAGGGTTCCCCTTCTTTTGGTTCCTTTTCTTGGGGAAGCAAGAAAATGTGGGGAGGTGTTCGTTTTGACGGGGAAGAACAACCGGGATGAGGTGGGATGAATTGGGAGAATCCGGGACAGGGAGCGGGTTTCAGCGCGGCGGGCTCCAAAATCGCGCACCGCTAAGAAATGAGCGAAAACGAGCGGCGCCCGATAAGTTTTGCGCGGGAATTGTCGGGAAGTAACCAGGGAGTGGTCAAAATCTGCGGCCGGCCCATACAACGCGGCCAACGATGCACACGTCCGAGCCCTCCAAGTCCGCCCGTGTGAGCTGCCATGGGGCGAAGGCTGCGTTATCGCTGGAGATATTCAAGATGCCGCCCGGCATCGCCTGAACGCGCTTAACCAGGAGCATCCCGTCCATGCGCAGGATGTAGATGCCCTCACGGTCTGGCCGGGTGGCGCTGTGGTCGATCAGGATCACGTCGCCAGAGCGGAGCGTCGGCTCCATGGAATCCCCCGAAACCCGTATCAGGCGCAGGTCTTCTGGCCTGGTGCCCAGCTCAAAGCGTATCCAATCCTCTTTGAACATCAGGGCATCGTCTGGGGCCTCATGCTCCACCACGGCGCCATGTCCAGCTGCTGCGCGGACGCCGTTGTAGAGCGGGACCGCTACATAACCTTCATTCGGCGGAAGAGCGCCTCGCTCCTCATTCCCCTCGGCCCGCAGCATTTCTCCGTCTCCGGTGAGTAGCCAGTTAACGTTTATTCCCAGACTGGCCAACCCTGTCAGAGCGTCTCCCCCCGGAACGCTCCGGCCATCTTCATATCCCTGATACCCCCGAGCAGATACGCCAGATTTTGCTGCAATCTCCCTTTGAGAAAGCCCAAGGGCAGCCCGCGCAGCCTTTAGCCTGTCAGAGATCATCATCGTGCACCACTTTCAGAGATCAAGATGTGCACAGAAGCTGTGCACGTCACATGGCGCACAACTTCCGCAAAACCCGCTCTACAAGATGATTTCAGCGGTACGTGCATAAAAAAGTGACCTCTCCAAAGCTGTGCGCAGAAAAATACTGCGTCAACCACGTTGACAGCAGAACAATAGTTCTGTGTAATGCCATCCATCGCACAACCACGACGCGGTGCAAAACATGGCAACGAACTGCAATAAAAATACCAGTCAAGACTGGCACCCTGCTGACATCAAAGCCGCCCTTCACAAGGCGGAGAAAACCCTTACGAGCATTGCGGCCGAACATGGACTGACCAGCAGTTCAACGCTATCGGCCGCGCTGGTGCGTAGCTATCCCCTCAATGAGAAACGGATCGCCGACGCCCTGGGACTGCACCCCAAGGAAATCTGGCCGAGCCGGTACAACGAAGACGGAACCCGGAAGCCCCAGGGGTTCCGAGTTTTGCAGCAAAAGAAGTGTACCCGAGCCGTTACCGGGCGCAATGGCAATGCACGTAAGGACGCGTGAACATGCCGCGCCGGCCTGCTGACAACCTGACCATGGACCTATTCGAGGTGCCAACGCCGGTTTCCCCCCGGCCCGGAGCCCTTCTTATCGGTCCGCAGCTGCGGAGCCTTCTCTCCGACCTGCTCAAGGCCTCGCCTCTGACCCGCTACGAAGTGGCGGCCAAGATGTCCGAGCTAGTCGGCCACGAAATCACCAAAAACCAGCTGGACTCCTGGACCGCCGAGAGCCGAGAAGGATGGCGCTTCCCCATGGAATACATGCCGGCTCTGGAAGTCGTCTTGGAAACCCATGCCGTTACCGCCTGGCTGGCTGACCTACGAGGCGCTCGCCTTTCCGTAGGTCGGGAAGCCCTGGAGGCCCAACTCGGCAAGGTTAGCCGGATGAAGGATGAACTGGCCCAGCAGGAGAAGACCATCAAAAGATTGCTGGGGGAAAGCGCATGAACGCCCCCGCACCTATAGCCCAGACGTTTGCCGTGGCTGACATTGCCCACGCCATGGGCCTGCACCGAACCAATGTTCTCCGGCGCGCAGAGAAAGAGGGCTGGCCCTTTGAGGAAAGAACGGGGCGCGGCGGTACCAAGCGCCTCTACCCCCTGAGTCAGCTCCCCGCCGACGTGCGCAAAGCCGTCCAGTCCAAGGTCATGGACAAGGTTCTCCAGGATGCCGGCTCCTTTTTGCCGGCCACTGCCGGGGGAGTCCTCCCCCTTGCTTCCCCGGCGGTGCCTTTTTCTTTACTGACTGATGCCCAGCGCCTGGAACGGGACGCCCGTAACGGTGTTCGCCTGGCCATCGAGCGCCTGCAGGGCGAATCCAGGTGCAGCTTGGAGGCGGCCATCGTCACCCTGCTGACCAATGCCGGCTCCGGAAGTCTGGACTCAACCCTGGACGCCATGCTGCGTCTGGCCAAGGACAAGCGCGGCCGCAAGAGCGACAGCCCCTATCCCTCCGCCCGCACCCTGCAGCGCTGGATCGCAGCCCCTGACCTTACCCCCAAGGTGCCGGTCAAGGACATGTCTGTGCCCGAGTGGGCGCCGGCCTTCCTCTCCTACTACCAGCGTCCCCAGAAGCCCTCCGTTGCCGAGGCCTACAAGGACTTCTGCAAGGAAGTGAAGCGGGACGATCTCCCCAGCATCCACCAGGTGCGCCGCTTCCTCGACAAGATGGGCGCCGTTACCCGGGAACGGGGCCGCATGGGTGACCGTGAGCTGAAGAACATTCAGCCCTTCGTGCGCCGGGCCTTCGACAAGCTGCTGCCCAACGATGTATGGACGGCGGACGGCCATTGCTTCGACGCCGAAGTGCAGCACCCCTACCACGGCCGCCCCTTCCGGCCGGAAGTCACCTCAATTGCCGACGTCGGCACCCGCCGCATTGTCGGCTACTCCATCGGCCTGGCAGAAGGCGCCCTGGTGGTGGTGGAAGCCCTGGCCGACGCCGGCCGCAGTAACGGTCTGCCGGCCATCTTCTACGTCGATAACGGTTCCGGTTACGACAACGACCTGATCAAGGACGAAGGCGTAGGCCTCAAGGGGCGCCTGGGCTTCCAGGTCTGCCACTCCCTGCCCTACAACTCCCAGGCCCGGGGCGTCATTGAGCGCCTGCACAAGACCGTCTGGGTGAGTGCCGCCAAGAAGCTCGAAAGCTACATGGGCGCCAAGATGGACCGTGAAGCCAAGCTGGCCATCTTCAAGATCACCCGCAAGGCCATCAAGAACGGCGGCGCCATACCCCTGATCGGCTGGGCCGACTTCATCGCCTTCTGCAACGAGCGCATCGCCGAGTACAACGACCGGCCCCACCGCAGCCTGCCCAAGATCACGGACGCTGCCGGCAAGCGGCGGCACATGAGCCCCAACGAAATGCTGACCCAGCACCGGGCAGCAGGCTGGGAGCCTCTGATGCTGACCGGGGACGAAGCCGAGACGCTGTACCGCCCTCGGGTGGCTCGGGTCGCACAGCGCGGCGAGGTCGCCTTCGGCGGCTACCGTTACTTCTCCCGCGACCTCACCGAGTTCCACGGCGACACCGTGCAAGTGGCCTACGACATCCACGACGGCCAATGGGTCTGGGTCTATGACGAAGACGGCCGTCTGATCTGCAAGGCCGAATGGAACGGCAACAGCCGTGACTACTTCCCCATGTCCCAGGTCGAGCAGGCCCGGGAACGCCGGGCCGATGGTCGGCAGAAGCGGCTGGATGCGAAGTGGGAAGAAATCGAACTGGAGCGCCGTGGTCGCCCCGCCCTGGAGCAGGCCGAGAGCATCGTTATCCCCGGCCTGGGCACCATCGACCGGGCGGCCATCGAGAGCGTGTCCGTGCGGATCGAAGAGCCCGTCTCGGCTCTGCCGCCCGAGCTGGCCGCCTTCGCTGCCCGCCGTAACGCCACCCAGCCGGCAACCGTTACCGAACCAGCCCAGGAACAACCCGCTGCGCCCACACCGGAGCCCAAGGTGGCCCAGCTGCGCAAGGATCGCACTCAGTTCCCGCCGGAGACCAACTACCGCGAATGGAAAGCCCTGGAAGCGCTTGTCCTGGATGGGATGCCCATCGCCGACGAAGCAGACCGACGCTGGTTTGTGGGCTACCAGCAGACGGCCCAGTTCAAGGCCATGCAAAAAAGATTTGAGCCGGAGCGCGCCAACGCTTCGGCTCAAGGAGTGCCGGCCCGGTGAGGCCGGAATTTGAAACTACTAGAGGAGCCGCAATGGTAACCCAACAAACTCTCTCCGCACCAGGGATCGCCCAGATCGCCAACCTGGATATCACCGCCGTTGCCCTGCAGCGCCTGGTGGAGCGCGGCCCCGGCCTGCCCGGCCTGGGCGTCCTCCACGGCCCGGCCGGCTGGGGCAAAACCCTCTCCTGCAACCGCCTGGCCCAAGTCCATCGCGGCTACTTCGTCTCCATCAAAAGTGCCTGGAGCCGGAAGACCCTGCTGGAGAAGATTCTCAAGGAAATGGGCATCAAGCCCCACGGCACCATCCCCAACATGCTCGACCAGGTTTGCGACCAGCTGGCCGGTGCCGGTGACCGCCCCCTGATCCTGGACGAGTTCGACCATGCCATCCGCAACGAAAGCATGCTGGAGCTGGTCCGCGACATGCACGACGGCGGCCAGGCCGCCATCCTCATGGTCGGCGAGGAACAGTTGCCCACCAAGCTGCAAAAGTGGGAACGCTTCCACTCCCGCGTCCTCGCCTGGGTTCCGGCCCAGCCCATTTCCCTTGGCGATGCCAAGCAGCTGGCCCCGATCTACGCCCCCGGCCTCCAGATCGCCGACGACCTCCTGGCGCGCCTCGTAACGTCCTCCCAGGGTTCCGTGCGCCGGGTGGTGGTGAATCTGCGCAGCATCGCCGAAGAGGCCGCTGTGGGTGGCTGGGACACGGTGGATACGGCCCTCTGGGGTGACCGCCCGATCTACACCGGCGAAACCCAGAAGCGGAGGGTGTGATGGCCTCCGGAATTTTTGAAGATGCCGAGCGCCTTCAACTTCTGCCAATGGTCACGGAAGAAGAAGCCGAGGAGTGTTTCGTCCCTGTCGAATACGAGATGGGGATAGCTCCGGGTATCGGCCCGTATATCAAGAACCGTAAATCTGGACAGCTCTACCTGTTTGAGTGGCATGACCTTCTTCTCTTAGCCGTCAACGACGGATTGCAATGCGAGGAGGAAGGCAATGCCCCGTAAGCCCGCCCAACTCGAAATGATCGGCGGCAAGAGCCCCCGGCAGCGCATTTGGGAAGCCATCCGCGCCCGCCGGGATCGGGAGTTCTGCCAGACCGAGCTGGAGAAGCCGGCCAAGGTGTCCCTGCAGGTGGTGTGGGCCTACTGCGCCGTCCTGGTCAAGGCCGGTCACCTGGAAGTGGTCCGGGAAGAGAAGGCCAACAAGGGCATCGTCCGCACCAAGTGGCTGCGCCTGGTGAAGGACAACGGCGTTGAAGCGCCCCGGCTGACCAAGGACGGCAAGCCAACCGTGCGCGGCGCCATCAACGAGAACCTGTGGCGGGCCATGCGCAACCAGGCCCAGTTGGGCGGTGACTTCAACAGCATTGAAGTCGCCTTCATGGCCACCACACCAACCGTCAAGGTCAGCGCGGATACCGCCAAGTCCTACATCACCGCCCTGCTGCAGGCCGGCTACCTGGAAGAAACCGTACCCGCCCGCAATGGGGCCGGGGGTGCCAAGGCTCGGTACGGGATGCGCCGCAAGAACCCCAAGACCGGCAAGGAGCCCGGACCCCGGCCGCCCATCGTCCAGCACCTGACCAGCGTCTACGACCCGAACATCGGCGCCGTCGTCTGGCGCGAAGAACCCGATCTGGAGGCACTCAATGACCAATGAAGCAACCACCGCCACCCCGGCGGCTACCGACGAACCGCTGTGGAAGACGGTTCTCAAGGCGGAGGTCGCTGCGGCCGGTAAGGGCGGCATCACCAAGGTGGCCATCCGCCTCGGCGTAGGCCGTTCCTACGTCAGCCAGGCCCTGCATGACCTGAAGAAGGGGGGCATGCCCAAGAGCTTTACCGACCGGGTGATCCAGCGCTTCCACCGCGTTACCTGCCCGGCCCGCTGCGACCTGGAGGTGGAGCGCCGGGAGTGCTACCGGGGCAACGAAAAGCCCCCCACCCACAACCCCCTGGACCTGCGGGTCTGGAAGGTATGCCAGACCTGCCCCAACCGACCCGAGAAGGGAGACCAGCAATGAACCGCGCACAGCAAGGCGTCGCCCCCAACGTCTTCCCGTTCCCCGGGGTGACTGTCATCAATACCGGTCCCGAAGGAGCTGACATGCCCGAGGCCAAAGTCTTCACCCCCGTTTTCCTGGTCCGCCTGGCCGCCATCACTGCGGCCGAGCGGGAGATTCGTGCCATGGGCTACTCGGTGGCCTGGACGGCCCTGGCCGGCCAGCTGCCGGAGATTTGCGTCACCCGTTCCGACAAGACCATGGCGCCCCTGCTGGATCGCCTGACGAACAAGCGCTTCCAGGAGAAGGAAGGCAAGACCGTCGTGTCCGGCCGCTTCATGGACTGCTGCGTCTTCTGGACCGAGGACTAAGCCATGTACCAGCGAATCCTCCAGGCCATCGCCAAGGCCACGTCACAGCAGCCGGATCGGCTTGACCACCTGGCCAAGCGTCTGGGGATTCCTGAGTTGCAGGCTGCCTCCCTCATTGAGGAGCTGTACGCGCAGCGGGCCGTGAATCAGGCCCGCATCACCCGCAAGGGCGAGTCCTTCCTGGCCATTTGGCCGACCAGCCTGCCGGCGCCCAGCACCGGCTACGCCTTCACCATCAATCCGAAGAAGCGCCCGCCCTCGGGCTCTTTCACCCGGCCGCCGCGGCCGGAGAGAGGAAACACCGTGAGCAACGAAGCCCCTAAAAAGCAGAAGGAACCAACCGAGATGATGGCCCATCTGTTGGCCGTCATGGATTTGGCGACCCTCGAATCTCCCATGACTCCCGGAGACATCAGCGAACGACTTGGCAAATCCCAAGCCGCCTGGACCAAGGCCATGGATTTGCTGCTGGAGCGAAACGTGGTGGCCATCACCGAAAACCCGAATCGCAAGGGCTCCCGGGCTTTCTACCTGGCTTCCCCCACTTCTCCTTCCGGGGCTGTTGCCGCCCCGGCCGACCAGGCGCAGGTGTCGGGCAACAACAGCGCCAGCGACGGCACTGGTCCCAACCTTTCATTGGTGACCGTCGCCGTATCCACTCCCACCCCCGGGCCTGCCGTTGCAAAGGCAGCCCCGGGGGCGGATACGTCATCCGACCAGGAGGTCAGCTTCGCCATCCATGACGACGGCCGCCTCTCCATCACCGACAACGACCTGGTAATGGTGCTGCCGCCTTCTGCCACCCGGCGCCTGGGCTACTTCCTGGGCTGCCTGGAGGTTACAGCCTGGCCGCCCCGCTTCGACCCCCAAGTCCTCGAGGAGACCAAGGCATGAAACCCGGAATCGCCGTGCGCGTTATCGGCCACCTGCCGAGCCGCCCCCATATCGCCGGCTACATGGAACGGACTGGAACCACCCAGGACTCCGGTTCCATCGCCTTGCTGCCTGGCTTCGTCGCCGTCGCCCTGAACTACCGGGACGGCACCCCCCAGACCAAGCGCCCGATGCTGATCCTTTTCCACCAGGACGAGCTGGAAGTCCTGGAGCCCCAAACCGTTACCGAGTGAGGAATCCATGACCACCCCTATTGAACAGATCGAGAAGGCAACCCGGGACTTCGCCAAGGCCCGGGAAACCCTGTCCGGCATCGTGTCCGACATGACCACGGCCATCGAAACCATCAAGCGCAGCAACATCAAGCGCCTGAAAAAGGCCGTTGCCGAGGCCGCTGATACGGAGAGCGTCCTGCGCGGCCTGGTGGATCGGCACCCCGAGTGCTTCGAGCGTCCCCGCACCCGGACCCTCAACGGCATCAAGTGCGGCTACCAGAAGGCCAAGGGAAAGATCGACTACACCGACGCCGAGCGGGTGATCGTCCTGATCCGCAAGCACTTCCCCGAGCAGGCCGACGTGCTGATCTCCACCAAGGAATCCCCGGTGAAGGAAGCCCTCGCTGGTCTGGCCGCTGCCGACCTCAAGCGCCTGGGCGTCACCGTGGTGGAAGCCGGCGACCAGATCGTCATCAAGGCCGCCGACTCCGAGGTGGACAAGATGGTGGATGCCCTCCTGAAGGGCGCCACGGAAGAGGCAGAGGGCTGACATGGAAAAAGACTTCTCTCAGGTCAATTTCCGGGCGAACTGCTCCGGTTCCTGGGCCAACCTGGTCACCGTCAAATTGGCCGACTACGAGGCGGCCAAGAAGACCCTGGCAGACCTGGCCCGCATGCACCAGGGCTCCATCCGCTTCAAGGCCCTGGACGAAGTGGGCGGCGTAATCGAGGAGTACTCCTCGGTACCGCCCGCCGGAACCCCCCAGTGGCACGAGCCTAAGCGGAGAGCCTGATATGAAAACGGCCCGCAAAGTTATCGCCATGGCCAGCTTTTCTTTCGCCATGGGCGCCTTCATGTGCGTCGGCTTCAAGGCCTTGGACTGGATCATCCCCAGCCCGCCGAAGACCGTCACCTTCAAAGTCACCAGGAGCTGACCATGTTCCACAACGCCATGATCTACCGCCTGCCGCCGCACTGGAGCATCACGGCCCAGGCCCTGAACGAGCAGCTGCAGCGCCAGCTCTTCCAGCCCTGCGGGAAGATGGACCCGCAGACCAAGGGCTTTGTCCCCCCGGCCGGCGATGCCCTGGCCTACACCATCGGCAACCAGGCCTTCCTGCTGGCCCTCCAGGTGGAGGCCAAGCTGCTGCCCACGGCCGTGATCAATCGCACCGCCCAGGAGCGGGCCGAGGAACTGGCCGTGCAGCAGGGCTACCCGGTCGGCCGCAAGCAGATGAAGGAGCTGCGGGAGCTGGTACGGGACGAGCTGCTGCCCCGCGCCTTCACCCAGTGCCGCCGCACCATGGTCTGGATCGATGCCCATGATGGCTGGCTGGTGGTGGATGCCGGTAACGCCTCCAAGGCCGAGGAAGCCCTGGAGCTGCTCGGCAAGGCCCTGGACAACTTCCCCCTGGAGCGCCTCAACACCGTCATGTCCCCCACGGCCGCCATGACCGAGTGGCTGGCCAGCGGCGAGGCGCCGGAGGGCTTCACCATCGACCGGGACTGCGAAGTGAAGTCCCCGGTGGAAGAGAAGTCCGCCGTGCGCTACACGCGTCACACCCTGGAGGGCGACGACGTGCGCCAGCACATCGCCGCCGGCAAGCTGCCCACCCGCCTGGCCATGACCTGGAACGATCGCATGTCCCTGGTCCTAACCGACAAGCAGGAAGTGAAGCGCCTGGCGTTCCTGGATGTGGTCAAGGAACAGGCGGAAACGCAGGCCGAGAACGCCGCCGAACAGTTCGATGCGGATCTCGCCATCATGACCGGGGAGCTGCGCCGCTTCATCCCGTCCCTGGTGGAAGCGCTTGGGGGGGAGGTGCTGAATGCCTGAGCGCAAAGACTCTCCCGTCCAGTGCTGCCGCTGCCGTAACAAGCACCTGGAATCGGAACGCCCCTACGTCCCCAAAAAGGGCTGCCAAGGTGTTACCCAGTCGGTATGCCCGCGCTGCAACTGCAGAAACTACTTCAACATGACTCCCATGCTGGCCTGGTGCTGGGCCTCTGGCTTGATCGAGATCGGCGAGACGGCACCCAAGAATGAAGCAGACGGAAGCGGCTGCATCGTCTTTGCCTCCGGACCGGACGCCTTCCTGAGGGGACGCATCAGCGTCCTTGCCCGCCATGGCCAGGGAGCAAGCGCCGGCAAGCTTCTGGTCCCGGGCGTCCCGGAAGCCGAGGACAAGATCGCCGCTGTCGATGCGCTGAAGGCCTGGGTCGCCTGGGCTGCGAAGGGCAACGGAAGCCGCCGGAGTAACGGTGTCGTCTTTTTCACCAGCGGCACTCGGGAGATGTTCCATGGCTGATGCCATGCCCACTCTTGCCGACCAGGCCGAGCTGGATCAGGCCGTGGCCATGATGGGCCGCGTCCTTCCCAGCGGCACTTCCATGATCTTCTACCGCCCCGAAGGGAAAGAACGGGTAGCGGTAGAGGTCACCGGCCCCGATGGGACAACCGTCACCCACTACACCGATCTGATCGGCCACTGATTTTTCCCGTAGCAACCAACCACAAGGAGCAACACATGAATCAAGCAGAACTGATTGCCAAGGTCGCCGAAGTCTCCGGCGCTTCCAAGAAGGACGTGGAGGCCATTCTCAAGACCACTGCCGACGTGGTGACCAACCAACTGCAGGAAGGTGATGCCGTCGCCTTTCCCGCCCTGGGCAAGTTCACCGTGAAGGACCGCCCCGCCCGCACCGGCCGCAATCCCAAGACCGGCGAGAACGTGCAGATCGCTGCGAAGAAAGCCCCCGGCTTCTCCGTCTCCATCACCCTGAAGAAGGCCCTCAACCCCTAACCCGAGTCCCCTGACTCGGCGGCCTCGGTAACGGGGTCGCCCGGCCAGAAGACTATCCGGAGACACCATGGCCATCCTTCCCGCCGACCAGCTCAAGCGCCGCATCATCGCCATCCGCGCCCGCCGCCACCAGGTGGGTGATGTTCTGGACGATGCGGCCTACCGTGCCCTCCTGCAGCGCACCGCTGGCGTTACCAGCACCACCCAGATCAAGCGACTCTCCCAGGCCGACGCCGTGCTGCGCGAGTTCGACCGCCTGGGCCTGGGCCAGCCCGCCAGGCGCCGGCCGGTGCAGGCCGACAAAAAGCCCGCGAACGAGTGGGCCTTCGTCTTCAGCCTGCCGGTGGAGACACAGGCCCTGGCCAAGAAAATCTACCGCTGCGCCCAGAAGATCGGCGCCCTGCAGGAACCCAAGGTCAAGATCATGCCCAAGGCCTGGGTGGAGGGAATCATCGCCCAGAGCAAGGGCTACGTGCGCAACGGAGAGGTGTGCAAGGTAGTGGCCCCCCTGGAAACCTGCGGCCCGGTCCATATGCATGTGCTGATCCAGATACTGGAGAGCTGGGCGAAGAAGCTGGAGGAAGCCAAGCATGATGCATGACTTCATTATTTTCTTCGCTGGCACCATGTGGGGTGCTGCCATGGCGCTCTGGGCAGCCTTCCACTACGCCTTGAATCGCCCGGCCAGAAAGGTGGACTTCCAGGTAACGCCGGAGGCCATAGCCACACTCAACGAACGCCTGGTGTTTGCCTGGTTGGAGAATCGCGGCCTGATGTGGCAACCCAAGGGACTGGAGCAAAGCCAGATATTCAAAGGAGCGAAGAAGTGACGCCTGAAGACCTCCAGGAAATCCGCCACCTTCCATCCTTCCCCAGGATCGCCGAGGAACTGATCCAGGTTGCCGGCCTGGAAGCGGCGGCCCGCCTTATATCGGCCTGGCCTGGGCAGGAGTATCCCTGCCCCAAGGTGTTCGGCCGTTACAGCGCCAAGGGGCAGCGCCGCTACGACATGCTGCAGGAGATCGTGGGCGACCATGCCGCCCGCCGGATCGTGATGCACTGGGGAGGCGGGATTCTGGATGTTCCTTCCTGCAAGGACGCACTGTGGGCCAAGACCCACGACAAAATCCGCAGCCACTACGACCGCCTGGTCAGCAGCTCCGGAGGCTACAGCCACCGGGAAGCCGTCTTCGAGCTGGGCCTGACGTACAACCTGGCCAGCCGCACCATCGAGCGCGTCATCGCCCAACCGTCCAACCCGGATGGCTCCCCGATGCCGCCGCCGGACGACAGCCAGATGCCCTTGTTCTGACCTCGCTCATCCATGACAATGGCGATAAAGGAGAAACGTATGGCTAACGTAACGTGCAAACATTGCGGCCACACCCGGTCCCCGGCCGATGAGGAAACGGCCCCGGCCTGGGCCTGTCCTGCATGCGGGAAGAAATACTATGAAAAGCCCCAACAAAAGAGTCTCGTCGCGGCAGTCTATGACGCAATGTTCGTTACTGCACCGGAGCGCTGGCCTCTGACAAGCAAGTGCAAAGCTTGCCGGGAAAAGGTTTCTAGGGAGGCAGATGTCTGCCCTCATTGTGGTCACTCGAACCCATACCAGCCGCCAACATTGAAGCCATTTTCCGAAGCCACAACAGCCGAGAAGACAGGGGTCCTACTTGTCTCCGGCCTGGTCATTGTGGTTTTTGCCTCAGCTCTCCACTTTGGAAGGTTCCCGCAGAATAGCGGCCCTCAGAACAGCCCAGTCGACGGCTCTGTTTTCCAGGTTCAGGTCTATCTACAGAACCACCTGCGTGATCCTGATTCATATCAGCCGATTTCTTGGTCTAAAGTTAGGCGAGAAAATGGAGCCAATGTGGTAGTTCACCGCTACCGATCGAAGAATGGATTTGGTGGCTACGTAATCGAAGAGAGGACGTTCGTTTTGGATGACTCGGGAACCGTCATCAGCATCTCACCGTAGCCCCATCCGCCCCCCCCTGAGCCCCGCCTTGTGCGGGGCTTTTCATTTGGCTGCCGACAGCCATCCCCCTGCTGCCCCATACCCGCGCCCGTAGCATTGGCCCATGGCCTGCCGGGACTGCATCCACTACGAGAAATCCGGCGACGAACGTCGCCGAGGGCTTGATGGATACGGTTACTGCAAGGCTTCTCCATCCCTGGAGGGCCGCGCCCGGTTCTTTTCCGACGACGGTCCATGTTGGCTTGTGCCGAATCGTTACGAGGAAAAGCACCTTGGAGCTTAACCGCATCGCCATCGCTGCCCTGGGCTTCTCTGCACTCGGCCTCGGCGGGCTTGCCGGCTACGAAGGCTGGTTAAGTACTGCAACCCAGCCCCTCCCGGGCGACAAGCCCACCTATGCCTTCGGCAGCACCACCCGGCCGGATGGCTCCCCCGTCCAGCTGGGCGACAAGATCACCCCCCCGGCCGGCCTGGCCCTGATGGTTCGCACCGTGACCATGAAGGAGCAGACCCTCAAGGGCTGCATCAACGCCAAGCTGTTCCAGCACGAATACGACGCCTACGTCAGCCTGGCCTACAACGTGGGCGCCGGAGCTGTCTGCGATTCGTCCATCCCCGGGAAGCTGGAGCGGGAGGAATACGAGGCGGCCTGCCTGACCATCCTGGACTTCGACAAGTTCAGGGATAGCACCAAACCCAAGGTGCAGAACCCTAGCACCGGGAAGTGGGAGTACCCCCTGGTTCGCATTCCCGGCCTCACCAAGCGCCGCCAGTCCGAGTACCGCCGCTGCATGGGAGGCGCCTGGTGATCCGCCGTCTTGCCTATCTTCTCCTGGCCTTCCTCATCGGGATCGGTGCCGGCTACCTGTGGGGCGACTCGGCCGGGGAAACCCAATGCCAGGCCGACAAGGTCGGCGCCCAGGAGGTCGCCATCGAGCGCCACGACAAGGCCGCTGAAGTTGGCCACCAGGTCGAGGTCAAAACCATCCAGTCCGAAACCAAGCAGGCCGAACACACCCAGCGCCTGGTCACCGAGGGCCGCGCCCATGTCAAAGAGAATCCTTCCCCTCCTGATTGTCGCCTTGACGCTGACGGCATGCGCCGCTGGCGGTCGGCAAACCGGGGGGCGTCGACTGATACCACCGGCACACCTGACGACGTTACCGCCGGAGAAACTTCCGGAGCCGACCAGCAATCACCTGGACGACCTGACGGAGAACCACGTTATCTCGGCGGGCCTGTATCACCAGGCCAGGGAACGGCTGAAGGGGCTGGTGGAGTGGATCGAGAAGACCGACAAGGAACTCCGGGGTGATGAGTAAGCGCGCCTTCGACCAGGCCAGCGAACTGGAACAGGCAGAGCGGCAGGCGGCCTGGCAGGCCCACCACCAGATGATGGAGTCCCAGGCCGCCACTCCCTCGGCCGAGCGCTGCGCCGTCTGCCACGACCCGATCCCCCAGGAGCGCCGGGAGGCATCACCCGGCTGCCAGACCTGTGTGCACTGCCAGGCCGAGCTGGACGATGCGCTGAACCGACACCACTACTGAGAAAGACCATGCCCATCCAGTTTGAACTCTGGCACCTCATCTACGTGACCATCGCCTTCCTGGGGATGGTTTTCGGCTTCGGCAAGCTGCTCCTCTGGCAGTTCGACAAGCGCCTCGATGAGCGCTTCGTGGCCCAGGAAAAGGCCCGCATCGAAGGCATGGGGCACTGGGACCAACGCTTCAACAACTTTGAAGACACGCTGAAGGAGGCCGGGAAGGAATGGCGCCGCGTTGAACGCGAGCTGATGGACCTGAAGGCCGAGCTGCCGAACCTGTACGTCCGGCGCGAGGACTACGTCCGCAACCAAACCATCATCGAAGCCAAGCTGGATGCCATCTGGCGGCAGCGCAAGGGAGACCTGCAATGAACATCGACCAAGCCAAGGTGCGCCGGGAGTCCCTGCGCTGGTATCTGATCCTCGCCCTCTACAACGCCCGGCCGGAGCCGGTGTGTGAAGACGTGGTCCAGATGACCATGCGGGCCATCTATCCGGACATCACGCCCCTGGAAGTCCGCCAGCAGCTGGACTACCTGGAGGACCGGGAGCTGGTGAAGCTGCGCAAGGAACCCTCCGGCCGCTGGTGGGCCGATCTGACCCGCGTCGGCACCGACGTGGCCGAGTACACCGTGGAAGTCGAGCCCGGGATTGCTCGGCCCGAGAAGTACTGGGGCTGACATATGGTCAAGCGCAGCAGCATCGGGAGCCTTCCCAAGGAAGTTAGGGCTTGGCTGGACAGCGCCCTCATTGATGGGAATTTCTCCCGTTATGAGGCTCTGGAGGTAGCCCTGCAGGAGAAGGGATACCTGATCAGCAAGAGCGCTATCCATCGCTACGGCATGCCCCTGCAGCGCCGTCTGGCGGCCATCAAGGCCAGCACCGAAGCTGCCCGCATGCTGACCGAAGGCGCGGCCGACGACCAGGACGCCCGCTCCGAGGCCGTGATCGCCCTGGTGCAGACCGAGCTGTTCGAGACCCTGGTGAACCTGCAGGAGGCCACGGACGCATCCATCAAGCCGGAGCAGCGGGTCAAGCTGCTCTCCACGGCGGCCAAGAACATCGCCACGCTCTCCCGGGCCAGCGTGAATCTGAAGAAGTACCAGGCGGACGTGCGCCAGGCCATCCGTCAGGAACTGCTGAATGAGCAGGCTCAGGAGCTGGAGGCCAGCTTTAAGGCTGGCGGCATGAATGAAGAGCAGGTCATGTTCTGGCGTAAGAAATTCCTCGGGGTTCAATGATGGCTCTCAAGCCATCCTCCAGCACCTTGCGCGTCGTCGAGTGGGACGAGCTGCCGGAGTCTGTACGCCAGATTCCCTCAAGCCTGAACCCCCTGACCGCCGGCATCCTGATGGCTCACCAGGCCGAATGGCTGGGGATTCAGGCCCAGATCAAGTTGTGCGAGAAAGGCCGCCGAACCGGCATCACCTTCGCCGAAGCCCTGGACTCCGTCATCACGGCAGCCTCTCGCAAGAGCGCCGGGGGGATGGACGTCTTCTACATCGGCGACACCAAAGAGAAGGGCCTGGAGTTCATCGGTTACTGCGCCAAGTTCTCCCGGGTCATCGCCGAGGCCCAGGCTTCCGGCGTCAGCGAAATCGAAGAGTTCCTGTTCGATGACCAGGACGAACACGGCAACACGCGCCAGATCAACGCCTACCGCATCCGCTTCGCCAGTGGCTTCAAGATCGTGGCGCTGTCCAGTAACCCGGCCAACATCCGGGGCCTGCAGGGCAAGGTCATCATCGATGAGGCGGCCTTCCACCGTGACGTCGCCACCGTCCTCGACGCGGCCACCGCCCTCCTGATCTGGGGCGGCCGCATCGTTATCATCAGCAGCCACAACGGCAAGAGCAATCCCTTCAACGGGATGGCGACCGATATTCGGGAGGGGCGCTACGGGGACGATGCCGTGGTCTATAAGGCCACCTTTGACGATGCCGTGGCCAATGGACTCTACGAGCGCGTGTGCTTTATGAGCGGCGAGACGCCCACGCCTGAAGGCAAGGAGCGCTGGTACAAGAAAATCCGCAACGCCTACGGCCCCCGCAAGGCCCAGATGCGCGAGGAGCTGGATGCCATCCCCCGGGATGGTAACGGTGTGTGCATCCCCGGCGTCTGGATCGAGGACGCCATGGTGCCCGGCCGACCGGTCCTGCGCCTCGCCCTGGATGACGATTTCACCAAGCAGCCGGTCTATCGCCGCGACGCCTATGTCGAGGAATGGATCAACATCCACCTGGCGCCGGTCGTCGCCAAGCTAGACCCAGCCATGCGCCACTTCCTGGGCATGGACTACGCCCGCCACCGGGACTTCTCCATCATCTGCCCCATGGGAGTGGATCAGGCAAGGCGCCGGGACGTCCCCTTTGTGGTGGAAATGCACAAGGTGCCGGCCCGGCAGCAGAAACTGGTTCTCTTCTTCACCATCCGCAGCCTTCCCCGCTTTGCCGGTGCAGCCCTGGATGCGTCCGGTAACGGCGAAACCCTGGCGGAAGACACCGCCGATGAGTTCGGCCGCAACCGCATCGAGCAGGTCAAGATCAGCCGCAACTGGTACGGCGCCTGGATGCCAAAGTTTGTCCAGCTATTCGAGGACGGCACCATCAGCCTGCCCAAAGACGATTCCCTGCAGCAGGACATCCGCGCTATCGAGACCGTCGATGGCATCCCCATGATCGTCAAGGCCCGCTCCCAAGACCTCAAAGACCCGGAGCTGTATCGGCACGGCGACTTTGCCGGAGCCGGCGCCCTGGCCAACTTCGCCACCCTGGAGGTCGCATCCGGCCCCGTGTCGGTGGTTTCTCGCCCCCGTAACACCCGGGGCGGCATTGCAGATAGGTACTGACCATGGCCAAAGGCATTTACATCAACGAGCATCAATTCGTTGCGTTCTCCGAGGCCGGCAGGGCAGCAAAGCTGTCCGAGCAGATCGCCACCCGGGGCCGCAGTACGGACTTCTTCAGCCTGGGAACGCTGCTCCCCAACCCGGACCCGGTCCTCAAGGCCCGGGGCCAGGACTTGCGCGTCTACCGTGAGCTGCGTTCCGATGCCCACGTCGGCGGCTGCGTTCGGCGCCGCAAGGCGGCCGTAAAGGCGCTGGAGTGGGGCATGGACCGGGAGAAGGCCAAGAGCCGGGTGGCAAAGAACATTGAGGCCATCTTTGCCGACCTGCAGCTGGAGCGCATCATCGGCGAGATTCTCGATGCCGTTCTCTACGGCTATCAGCCCCTGGAGGTTTCCTGGGGAAAGGTCGGGGGGCTGGTGGTCCCGGTCAATGTCGAGTCCAAGCCGGCCGAGTGGTTCGGCTACGACGACAACAACCAGCTGCGGTTCAAGAGCCGCACCAATCCGGTGAATGGTGAAGAGCTGCCGCCCATGAAGTTCCTGGTGGCCCGCCAGGAGCCCACCTATGCCAACCCCTACGGCTTCCCTGATCTGTCCATGTGCTTCTGGCCCATCGTCTTCAAGAAGGGCGGGGTGAAGTTCTGGCTCAACTTCGCCGAGAAGTACGGCACGCCCTGGGCGGTCGGCAAAACCCCGCGCGGAACGCAGCAGAGCGAAAAGGACCAGCTGGCCGACAACCTGGAAGCCATGATCCAGGACGCGGTGGCCGTGATCCCCGATGATTCCTCGGTGGAAATCCTCGAAGCGGCCGGCAAGTCCGCCAGCGCCGATCTGTACGAGCGCCTGGTCATGTACTGCCGCTCCGAGGTGAGCATTGCCCTTACCGGCACCAACCAGACGGTGGAGGCCAACTCCAACCGGGCCAGTGCCACGGCCGGCCTGGAAGTGGCCGACGATATCCGGGACGGAGACGCCGGCATTGTGGCCGAGACCCTCAACGAGCTGATCCGCTGGACGGTGGAGCTGAACTGGGGCGGCGCCGAGCGGCCGGTGTGGTCGATGTGGGACCAGGAGTCCCAGGACAAGCTGCAGGCCGACCGCGACAAGTCGGTATCCGAGTCCGGCGCCAGGTTCACCAACCGTTACTTTGAACGTGCCTACGGTTATCAACCTGGTGACCTGGCTCCCCAGGTCGGTGGTCCGGCCGGCACCGAGGTAACGCTGCCGGCCCAGTTCTCCGAGGGAGGCCAGCCGGTGCCGACCTACGCCGAGGTGGCGGCCGATGCCCTGACCAGGGAGGGGGCGCAGGCCTGGGCGTACATCCTCAAGCACGTGCGCCTGATCATTGACCAGGCCGAAACCCTGGAAGATGTGCGGGACAAGCTGCTGCAGGCCTTCGGTGACCTGCCGGTGGAGCGCCTGGCCAAAGTCATGGAGCTGGGCTTCTCCGCCGCCGAGCTGGCCGGCGTGGCCGACGTGGTCCAGGAGACCGGCGTCGGCGGGAAAAGCTGATGGCGGCCATCAACTTCCCGCCCCAGGGAGATGCAAAGGCGGTGGCCCGGCTACCGTTCCAGGAGCAGATCGACTTCTTCATGGGCAAGCTGGCGTTACCGACCGAGCGGTGGGACGACATCCAGACGGCAGCCCATGACCGGGCCTGGGTGGTTGCCGGCGCCCAGGCCGCCGATCTGCTGCAAGACCTGGCCGAAGCCGTGGCCAAGGCCATCGCCCAGGGCACCACCCTGGAACAGTTCCGCAAGGACTTTGACAGCATCGTCGGCCGCCACGGCTGGTCCGGCTGGACCGGCGACGGCACCAAGGAAGGCAGGGACTGGCGGACCCGCATCATCTACCAGACCAACCTCAATACCAGCTATTCCGCCGGCCGCCTGAAGCAGCTACTGGACCCCGACCTCCTGAAGGTAAAGCCGTTCTGGACCTATCGGCACCGGGACTCGGTGCTGCACCCCCGCCCCCTGCATGTGTCATGGAACGGCATCACCCTGCCGGCAAACCATCCATGGTTCCAGACCCACTACACCCCCAACGGCTGGGGCTGCCAGTGTTACATCGTGGCCGTCAGCGTCAATGATGCGAAGGCCTGGGGCTTGCGCATCCTGGACAACCCGCCAGACGACGGCATCGACCCCCGGACGGGCGCCCCCATGGGTATCGACAAGGGATGGGACTACATGCCCGGCGCCAGGGCCAAGGACGAGCTGCAGGCCTTCGTGGATGACAAGCTGATTCGGCTCTCCCCTCAGATCGGCGCCGCTCTGGCGGCCCATGCCGCCTCGGTGCTGCAATGAGCCTGGTCAAGCTCGAGGCCAATGAGCTGGCCGTCCAGTCGGCCTTGGCGGCCAAGGTGAGGAGCCTGCAGCGCCCGCGTCCGTTGCTCCTGGCTATCGGTGAACACCTGGCCGAGACTACCCGCATGCGCTTTGTGGAGTCACGGGCGCCAGACGGTAGCCGCTGGGCATCCAACAGCCAGACCACCATGGAACGCTACATCGGGGAGCGGGGGGGCTACAGCAAGAAGACCGGGCGGATCATTTCCCGGGGGGCCGCCCTGGCCCAGAACAAGAAGCCCCTGGTAGGGACGACGCGGCAGCTGGGCAGCCAGATTCTCTACCAGGCAACCGATGCGGTTTTGCAGGTCGGCTCCAACCGTATCCAGGCGGCGGTGATGCAGCACGGCGCCGACAAGGGTTCCCTGGGAGGTGGCGCGCCCTGGGGCGACATTCCGGCGCGGCCCTATCTGGGGCTGTCCGCCGGCGACCGCTCCGCCATAGTGGAGCTGATCGCCGGCTACATGGAGTAGGGCTGTTCCTACTTTTTGAGGGGAAGCTTCGGGGTTGGGTAATAGTTAGTTGCCCAGGGGGTACACCCCCGTCCCGTTGTCCAATACTCCGTACCGTCCTGCATCTTTCCCCCATTGGCATAGCCATACTCACAGACAGAAACCGGAACGCCATAGACGGTGTCGATGATAACCATGCGCTTGATGTGTTTCTCTGCCGCATCTGGCTGGTTGATAAAGGTGGCATCAATCGCCTGATAGCGACCGACCATAGGAGGGAGTTGCTGCGCCTGGTCTTGAGCCAGGGCGGCGGTGGCGCCCAGAGCGGCGAGGGTGATACCGAGCAGGATCTGTTTTTTCATAGGGCCTCTTGAGTGGGAAGGGTGAGTGCGAACAGCAGAGCCCCACAATCGCGCCAGGATCGATTTTTTCGCCCTGGCGTGAATCACGGGCGCAGGAGGTCCGCTCTCATCGCCAGTAACGCGCCAGTAACGGTCCCTGATGACAGACGAAGGTCATAACGCCCCCCGCAAAATCGCCACGACCCCATTTCTCCCCCTCCGGTAGTCGTTCCACTGCCGACATCCGCCCCCCTGCCAACTGTCCTACCCGGCATCCAAACTGCCGGCATGGATACCCAAACCGCCCCCCAGCCTTCCAAGGCCCCCAAGCTCCTGCACATCTTCAAAGCTGGCAAGCGCACCACGGCAGCCGGGGAAGAGATCGTGTTCACCGAGGCCGACCTCCAGGCAACCGCCGCGGCCTACGACCCGAAGCTGCACAAGGCCCCCCTGGTGATCGGTCATCCGAAGACGGACGATCCCGCCCAGGGCTGGGCCAAGGCCCTGACGGCTGGTAGTAAAGGCCTGTATGCCGAGCCCATGAAGGTCGATCCCGAGTTCGCCGAAAGCGTGAATGCCGGCCGCTACGGCACCATTTCCTCCAAGTTCTACCGGCCCACGGACCCCAACAACCCGGTCCCGGGCGTCTGGTACTTGCGCCATGTCGGCTTCCTCGGTGCCGAGCCCCCCTCTGTCAAGGGCATGGAGGAACCGGAGTTTTCCGAGGAGGACGACGGCTGCGTCTGCTTTACCGAGGGCGTCGAGTTCTCCGGCTGGGCAGACACCCAGGTCGCCTTCCTGTTCCGCCGCATGCGTGACTGGTGGATCGGCAAGTTCGGCCTGGAAGAGGCCGACAAGGTTATCCCTGACTTCGCCGTGGCCAGCCTGGAGGACGAAGCCCGCCAGGAGCGGGCGGAGGAATCCAGCCAGCTCGGCCCCGCCTTTTCTGACCCGCCCACCACCACCCAGGAGAACGACACCGTGAAACCGGAAGAAGCGGCCGCGCTGCAGGCCACGAATGCCCAGTTGCAGCAGCAACTCATCCAGATGCAGGCCCAGGCCCGCCAGGCCGAGCTGGCCAAGCGCCATGAAGATGCTGTGGCCTTTGCCGAATCCCTCACCGGCAAGCTCAAACCCGAGCAGCGCCAGGTGGTCGTGGCCACCCTGGATCACCTGGCCAGCCAGGAAACCCCGGTGGAGTTCGGCGAAGGCGAGAGCAAGAAACCCCTGACCGAAGCCTTCAAGGGCCTCTTCTCCGGTCTGCCCGACCTGGTGGAGTTTTCCGAGCTGGCCACCAAGGGCAAGGCCGCCACGGGTGAATCCGGCGACGTGGAGTTCTCTGCCCCCAGTGGTTATGCCGTCGATCCCGAGCGCCTGGCCCTGCACAACAAGGCCGTGGCCCATGCGGCGGAGCACAAGGTGCCCTACGAGCAGGCGCTGAAGGCCGTCAGCTAAGGCTGGTGTTACCTCAACCAATTATTGGAGAACCCATGAAGACCAATATCTCGATCCTGGCACTTACGGCCGTAGCCACCAGCGCCGTTACCGCCGCCCGCTTCGTTACCCATGCCGGCGCCCAAGCCGGTGCTGCTGCCAACACCCTGGGCGTTTCCCGTACCGATGCCGCTGTTGGCCAGGCATTCCCCGTCGACGTGATCGGTACTGCGGTGGTGGAAGCAGGCGGCGCCATCGCTGCTGGCGCCGCTGTTGAAACCGATGCCCAGGGGCGCGCCGTCACCAAGAATGCCGGCCCCACCGTTGCCCGTCTCGCCCCCGGTGAATCGGCCGTTCAGGCCGGCGACCCCGTGGAAGTGATCCTGATCGCCAACTGATCCGGCTCGATCTCATTTTTTTGAAGGAAACGCCATGAAACTCAGCAAGAACCTCCCCCTCCTGTCGGCTCTGGCCGCTCTGACTCTGGGCATCCTGGCCTGGCACTTCGGCATGGTCCCCCCCGGTCTCGGCGCCGAGCATGTGCTGATCGGCCTGGGCGGCGTCATCGGTGGCCAGATGACTCCCGGCCAGGCCCGGGTGGTCGATCCCGTCCTCACCACCGTGGCCCAGGGCTACAAGAATGGCCTGATGGTGGCCGACTTCCTCTTCCCTGTGGTGCCGGTGGATCAGCGGGGTGGCAAGATCATCCAGTTCGGCAAGGAAGACTTCCAGCTGTTCAGTACCGTTCGGGCTCCCGGCGCCAATACCAAGCGGGTGCAGTACGGCTATGCCGGCAATCCCTACTCCCTGGATCAGCACGCCCTGGAAGCCGTGGTGCCCTTCGAGATTCAGGGCGAGGCCTCCGCCGTTCCCGGCATCGACCTGGCGTCCGTCTCTATCGGCAAGACCCAGTCCGTTATTGCCCTGGCCCGGGAGTATGCCGCCGCCCAGCTGGCCACCAATGCCGCGAATTACGACAACAACCACAAGATCACCCTCTCCGGCAGTGACAAGTGGAGCGACTACTCCGGTACCTCCGATCCCTCCCAGGACATCGACGATGCCATCGAAGCCGTCCGGGCCAGCACCGGCCGCCGGCCCAACACCGTGGAGCTGTCCCCGGCCGCCTTCAAGGCTGCCCGCCGGCACCCGAAGATTCTGGAGAACTTCAAGTACACCGGCCGCGATTCCGTTACCGCTGAAATGCTGGCGGCCCACTGGAACGTGGAACGGGTAGTGGTGGGTGATGCGGTCTATGACTCCGGTAACGGCTTCGCCGATGTCTGGGGCCGGGATGTGGTGGTGGCCTTTACCCAGATCGGCAGCGTGGCTGACCAGGGCCTGCCCAGCTACGGTTACACCTACCGCCTGCGGGGCTTCCCCTCCGTGGAAACTCCCTACCCCGATCGGAGTGCCAAGAGCATGATTTATCCGGTAACGGATGAACTGCAGCCCGTCCTGGCCTCCGCCATCTCCGGCTTCCTCATCAAGAACGCCGCCTAAATACACCCCGTGAGCGCGTCTGCTGGCCCCGCCGGGACTGCCCGGCGGGGTGCGGATGCAGGAGAATCAGATGCCGATCTATTCCGTTACCCAGCCCACCAAGATTCTTGGCAAGTCCGCCAAGGTGGGCGACCAGTTCGAGCTGGAAGAAGGCGATGCCCAGAGCTATCTGGACGACAGTGTGATTGAAGGTCCGGTGGAGGCGCCTGCCGGCGATAACACTACCGTGACGACCGTCAAGCCCGGCGCCACGGCGTCCAAGCCCCGTGCCCCGACTGCTCGGAAGAAGTAAGCCATGCCCTACGCCACCGTCGCTGACCTGGTCGCCGAGTTCGGGGAACGTGAAGTCCGTGATCTGACGGATCGTGCCGACCCTCCGGCCGGCGAGATCGACGCGACGGTGGCCAACCGGGCTATCGTCCGCGCCGAGACGACCGTCAATGGTTACCTGGCCGGCCGCTATACCCTGCCGGTCCCGGCCGAGGCCGTCCGGGGCTATGTTCTCGACCTGGCCCGAGGCTATCTCTACGTCAGCGTGATGAACGACACCGTCAAGGCCCGCTACGATGCCGCCATGAAAGACCTGGTGGCCATCGGCAAGGGGCTGATGGCCCTGCCGGTTGCCCCGGCCACCGTGCCGACCCCGACCCCGGCCGCCAGCGGCATGGTCGTCCGGACTCGCCCCCGCACCTTCGGGGAAAACTGACATGTTCTCCCCTGTTGAGGAAGCCCTGCAGCGGCGCGTCGGTGAGCTGCTGCCGAAATTAAAGGACAGAAGCCCGGCCCTCGGCGACCTCCTGGACGAAGCCGCCAAACTGCCCGCGCTTCCGGCAATCCCCATCGCCTACGACGGCTACAAGCCGCTGACCCAGACCGGGGCCGATGCCAAGGTGGAAAGCACCTGGCTCCTGGCCATTGCCGTTGCGTCCTCCGCCCAGAGTGGCGCCGCCCAAAGAGCCAAAGGTGAGGCCCTGGCTCTGGCTGACACCTTGCTCAAGGGGTTGCTGGGATGGAGGCCCGCCAAAGGCTATTCCCGCTTCACCCTGGCCCCGGCCGGCGGGCCGCTCTGGATTCCCAAGCGCGGCCTCTACCTGTTGCCGGTGGCGGTGGCCACCACCCACACCCTGACCGGAGTGGAGGAGGACTGATGGCCGCAACCTCGTTTGACCTGGTCGGACCCCACGCCATCGAAAAGGGCTTCCCCTGGGAGTTCCTTTTCACCCGCCTCAACCCGGACCGCACCCCCATTGATCTGACCGGCTGCCGCGCCGAGCTGGTGCTGCTCGATGCGACCGACCCTACGGCGGCGCCGCTCCGTTTCAATACGGAAAGCGGGCATGTCGCCCTGGGCGGTGCTGAGGGAACGACGGCCATCCGCCTGAGTGGCGAAGACACCGGGGGAATTGCTGAGACCCATAGCCGTTACCGGCTGACCTTCATCGATGCTGCCGGTAACGCATCCCTCTTCTTCAGGGGGCGGGTGGGTTACCTGGAGGTGGCCGGGTGAGCCGTGAAATCGTCGAGGTCATCGCCCGCGAGCTGGCCGTCATTCATAGCGTCAAGCCCGAGGTCGTGGTGATTCAAAGCCACCGCCTGGAGGTGGTTGAGGTGGCCAGGCAAGGCCCTCCCGGGCCATCCAGCACCGATACATTCAACGATGACCTGGTACTGGCCTACCAGATCGCAAAGCTCTAGGAGTTCCCCATGTCCCTTGCAGTCCGCATTTCCGCCCTCGTTCAAGCCATCGGCGCCGACATCAAGTCGCTGTCGGCCTCCCAGGGCAGCCTGGCCGCCCTGGACACCGAAGCCAAGAGCAGCCTGGTCGCTGCCATCAATGAGCTGCAGGCAGAGATCGGCACCGCGAGTGGCGGTGCCGTCATTGATGACGCGGCCGGTGCTGGTGAAACGGGGAAGACCTGGTCGGCCAGCAAGCTGGTAACGGCACTGGCTGCAGTGAAGTCCGACATCCTGGGCGGCGTCGATCCGGCCTGGGACACCCTGCAGGAGATCGTCGCCAGACTAGGCGACTCCGACGACGCGGTCGGCGGTCTGCTGACTGCCGTGGGCAATCGCCTGAGCTTTGCTGACGTCCAGACGCTGACCACCGAGCAGAAAGCTCAGGCCTGCCAGAACCTGGGCCTGGGCGACCCGGAGGCAGACCTGGTGGCGGTGTATACGGCAGCAAAGGCCTAGCGCATGAGTCTGGTGGCCCGGGTTGTCGCCGTCATTCAAGCCATCGGCGCGGATATCAAGGCTCTGCAGGCAGCAAGCAGCGGAGCGGGTACTCCGACCGGGGCTATCGCCTACTTCCCGAGCACGACTGCCCCCACGGGATGGCTGAAAATCAATGGTGCACTTCTCAGCCGTGTCGCCTATCCCGAGCTGTATAGCTATGCGGTCGCCAGCGGCAACATGGCGGCATCAGATGCAACCTGGCAGGCTGGCCAGTTTTCCCCAGGGGATGGCTCTACAACCTTCAGAATTCCCGACCTACGCGGTGAGTTCCTGCGTGGCCTGGACGATAGTCGGGGCGTGGATGCCGGTCGGACTATAGGCAGCTATCAGGGTGATGCACTAAAGGCCCACACCCATGATGTTGCATCAATTGCCGGTGGTTCAAGCGGCACATTTGGCAAGCTGACCGGGTCTACCAATGCCGTTACCTCTGGCAGCACAGGTGGAACCGAGACCAGGCCCCGCAACCTAGCCATGCTGGCCTGCATCAAGTATTGAGGAATGGCCATGGGAAAGATCGTTTCTCAGCTCGATGAGGCTGGCTACTTCGTGGCGCCGGCAGTGGCCGATGCCTGCCAGCGGGAACCTGGCGCATTCATCATTCCCGGTAGATGTATTGACCTGACCCCTCCCAAGGTAGAGCCCGGAAAACGTTACCGGCCCGAGGCTGGTGCCTGGGTGGCAGAAGACATCCCGCAGCCGGAAGCGCCGCTGCCGGCGACGGTGCCGGATCGCCGTGCCGAAATCATGGATGCCCTGGCCGCTATCGACGCCGCCAGCATTCGCCCGGCCCGGGAGGTTGCTGCTGCCCTGGTCGCGGGAGAGCCGGCGCCGGAGTTTTCTTCCGCCAAGCTGCTGCAGCTGGAAGCCGACGCCGCAGCATTGCGCCAGGAACTGGCCGACCTGTCCCCTTAACTGCCGACACCCGCCCCCCTGCTGACCTCCGGTGCAGGGCCTTAGCATGGCCCTGTCGCTACCTAGTCCATTCTGGATTCCACCGGAGATCAATATGCAGTCCTACAGTGTTGCCGCCATCCTCAAGGGGACTCCCTACCTGTCCCTCTATGGAAGCAAAGCCTTGGAGTCCCTGGGCAATTCGTCCAAGGTTTCCTATGCCGTCGAGCTGGAAGAGAAGGAACTGCCCGATTACGAAAACCCGGGAGGCGGTGTTGATACCAAGATTATCCGGGTCAAGTCGGCCAAGGTAACTCTCAGCCTGCGGAAGGTTTCGATAAAGACCCTGGCCCTGGCCCTGGGTGGTGACGCTACCGCATTTACGGGCGGCGCCGTGGCTGCCGAACCTCATACTGCTGGCGCAGCCGGTACCCTGGTGTACCTGGACTTCCCCCAGGATATGACCCAATCCCTGACCGTTACTCCGGCCACCGCCGGCGACGCTTACGTTGAGGGGGAAGACTACCGGCGGGTTCGTGCAGGCTTTGTGATCTTGGAAGGCGGCAGCATCGCAGCCGACGCCGACATCAAGGTGGCCTACACCAAGCTGGCCGGTCACAACATCGAAGCCCTGGTCAATATCGCCGAGGACTACAGGCTGGTCTTCGATGGCGTCAATGAAGTGGACGAGAAACCCACCTCTGGCGACTTCTTCAAAGTGAAGTTTGGTCCGGCAAAGTCCATCGAATTCATCGGCGACGACTTCGTCTCCCTCGACATGGAAGGCACCCTGCAGAAGGACGAGACCAAGACCGGCGTCGGCCTCTCCAAGTACATGCGCGTGCGGACGGGCTTCTGACCATGGCCATGCGCGTTGAAAAGACCGTCCCCTTCCTGGGGCGGGATGTGAAAGTTCGTGAGCTGACGATAGCGGAAATCCGAGAATGGCTGGCAAAGGCCCAGGTCTCGGAGGGAGAGGGCACTCCCGATGTCGTCACCATGTTGCTGTTCAATGACCTTTCCCTGGATGAGATGCAGGAATTCACCGACATCACATCGGAAGAAATCTCCGGCGCTACTCCTTCTCAGCTGGAGGAGATCAAGGAGTTCTGCAAAAAGGTGAACAGCCATTTTTTCGCGCTGCGGGCCCAGCTGATGGAGATCGGGCTCCAAGCCATGGGTTCCGGGAAGAGCAGCTGACACGGCTAGAACGGGGTGCGCTGGCGTTAGTAAGCGCCGGCCACTCCGGTGTGTGGGATTACCCCTGGCGGGTCTTCATGCTGGCTATCGCCGAGCTAGAGCGGCAGTCCCAAAAATGAGCAAAAGAATGATGGCCAGCAGAAATGCGCTGGTAGCCCAGAACAGCAGGCTGTTGTGGTTCCCCAGCAGGGCAACCAGTACACAGCCACCGACGAAATCCTTATAACGGCCTTCCGTCCTCATGTCCTCTCCGTCCGATCTCACTGTCGCGCTCAAGATTACCGGTGACTCAAAGGGCGGCGTAGCGGCCCTGGAGGAAATCCGGAAAGCCCAGCTTAACGCATTCGCAGCGGGACGTGAAGCAGCGGACAAAGCTGCGACTCAGTGGAAAACAGCAGAGGCAGAAGTTAAGCGCCTGGCCCAATCGGCTAAGGGTGCTGGGGGTGACCACCGGGTAAACGCAGAAGCGATGTCTGCTGCCGCTGCTGCTGCGGATCAGGCCAAAACAGCATGGATTGCCGGGACCCAGGCACTCATGCAACGTCGGAAAGAGCTGGTAGCCAACGCCCAGGCACTGGAAAACGCTCGCCAGGCTGAAGCTCAGGCTGCGGCCGAGTCCGTACGCCAGGCACAGGCGGCCCAGCTATCGGCAGCCAGGGGCGTTCTGGGCGTCAAGCCGTTCTCAGACATCGCCAAGGATATCGCCCAAGGGGAGGCGGCTTACAAGCAGCTGGCGGCCAGCGGAAAACTGAGTATGGCCGAGCTGGCCCAGGCCAAGATGAAGCTGCTGGAACGGACACGGGAGTTGCAGGCCCAGACCAACGGATGGTCCGAGGCCCTGCTCAAGGTCAAGGGGTCCGCCATGGCCTTGGCCGGGGTGGGCGCAACCATTTGGGCGACTGTGCGCCAGGCTGCCGAATTCGAGCTGGCCATGGCCCAGGCCAAGAAGTACATCGATTTTCCCGATGAAAACGGCTTCACCAAGCTCCGTGGCGAGCTACTGGCCATGACCCGGGAGATCCCCCTGACGGCGGTCGAGTTATCCAAGATTGCAGCGGCGGCCGGTCAGGCCGGGGTGGCGGCGCCGGACGTTGCTGAATATGTGGCAGCAATAGCCAAGATTGCCATGGCCTTCGACATGCTGCCAGAGGAAGGCGCTGCCGCCTTCGGCAAGCTGCGTACCTTATTCAATATGTCCATCGGACAGACAAAGGACCTAGCCGATACGATCAACTGGCTCGGCGACAAGATGTCCAATGTTGCCGAACGCGATATCGTCAATGTCTTGGCCCGCACCGGCGGCATGGCCAAGATGATGAATCTATCCGCCAAGGAAACGGCAGCCCTGGCCTCCACCTTCCTTTCGCTGGGAACGCCTCCCGAGGTGGCGGCAAACGCCATCAACGCCTTTATTCTGAAACTCTCCACCCTTAACGGTGCGGAACCTAAGGTACAGGCGGCCTTTGAGAAGTACATCGGCAGCATTTCCGACTTCTCGGCCAAGATGATGGCCGATCCGGCAACCGCCATCGATGCCTTCTTGAATAAGGTCAATTCACTGCCGGATGCGGTACGTCCCATTGCCCTGTCTCATATCCTCGGCCTGGAATATGCAGACGATATCGCCAAGCTGTCCGGTGGTCTGGACGACTACCGCAAGGCCCTCAAGCTGGCGGCAGATGCTTCGGCACAGGGCAGCGTTACCAGTCAGTTTGATGAAATCGCCAAGGCCGCGGCGATGCAGTTCACGTTGCTGAAAAATGCTGTTTCGGAAACGGCTATTGTCTTCGGTAACCAGTTGCTACCCGGGCTTGTCGCTGTGGCGGGGGCCGTCCGCGACGTAACGGTCGGCGTCGGAAAGCTGGTTGATGCTGTACCAGGATCAGCCGTTGCCCTCTCCGTCCTAGTCACCACGTTGACTGGCATGGGGGTGGCTCGTCTGGGAATAGCCGCTCTATCCGTTATCGTTACCCGGCTGACTGGAGGGTTGGGACTTGCTGCTGTGGGTGCTGCCGGTTTGGCCAGAGGTATTGTGGCGTTGGCAGCCAGGTTCATTCCTTGGGCCTTGGCAATTCAAGGTGTGATCTGGCTCCTGGATAAGGCCTTTGGTGATGACAAATCAGCCAAGCAAGCAGATGCCGTCCGGAAGACGGAAGCCAATGCCCAGGCCTTTAGCAAGCTGGCAGATGCCGTCCGCAAGGCAGGGGGGAACTACCAGTCAATCCAGGATGCCGCAGCAAAGGCAGCCACGGCCGATGAACAGACACAACAGCAGTTGCTGGCCAACGCGGAGAACTACGCCCAACAGGTATTGGGGAAAGCCAAACAGTTGGCCTCAGCCAAGCAACAGCTGGCTGAACTAACGGCCCAGCGCCAGGCCATCCTGGCTGGTAAAGAGGTGGTTGAGGAAGAAAAGGCCGTCGAAGCCCGCATCAAGGCGGTGAAGAAGCTGGCCGACCAGAAGCGCAAGGATATGGAAGAGGCGCTCCGGGATGTGGAGCGTTACCGGCAGGCCGCCAGTACCGCCTATGAACGGGCCGCCGATATCCAGATGTCCACGGCTGACCGGGTCCGGGAGTTGCGCCGCCGGGACATGTCCGAGTCGGCGCAACAGTCGGACATCGCAGCCCAGGCCCAGCAGAAGCTGGCGGCCGCTGCAGCCCGTGCCGCTGAGGCCGTGCGCCTGTCTGGCAAGGGCGACACCACCGGGGCAGAAAAGGCTGCAGCTGCAGCCGAGTCCCTCGCCAAGCAGGCCGAGTCCCTGGGTAGCAGCCTGAAAAACACCGGCCAGGCTATCGGCATCGTGGAGAAGGCCGGGAAGATCGCGGCCGACGCCGCCAAGACGGCCGGCGATGCAAACCAGAAGGCTGCCGAAGGCGCCGCTACCAAGGCGGCCTCTCTGAAGGAGCAGCTGGCCGACCTGGCCACCCAGCTCGATGAGCTGGAGAAGAAAAAGCGCCTCATCGAGATCGATGCGGACATTGAGGCAGCCCAGGCCAATATCCAGGCGCTTCAGGTAGCCCTGGATGCCCTGCGGGACAAGACGGTCACCGTAACGGTCGTTCAGCAGGCCATCGAGGCTCACAGCATCGGCGGTGTCGTCGGTGCTGGACTGAAGCATTTTTCTACCGGCGGTGCGCTTCCTGGATATGGCGGCGGTGACCGCGTTCATGCCCTGCTGGAAGACGGGGAATTCGTCATCCGCAAGGAGGCTGTGCGTCGTTACGGTCTGGCTGCCATGACGGCCATCAACGGGATGCGGGCACCTCTGCCGGCGTTCGCTGTGGGCGGCCTGGTGGGCATCCCCAGTGCGGCTGCCGCAAACGGGAGCAGCACCCGCGACGTCGTGGACGTGAACCTCTCCCTGCCCGGGTTGGGTGAGCCGGTGCGAGTGCAGTCCGACCGCAGCGAGGCCGAGCGCCTGGTGGCTGCCCTCAATCAACTGAGCCGGGTAGCCTGATGGCCTCTTCCGCCCTTTCTTTGCACTTCGGCCGGGGAGAGCCGCCGAGCCGTGATCTGCGGGACTACCTGGCAGAGGACGATAAGTGGATTCTCGGCGAGTGGGTGGCTGATGATGAAAACATGTCGTACTGGGACGCGCCGCCCAAGCCTGAGTGGGTCGAGCACTTCCAGAACAACTACATGGCCGACAGAGCCCGCTATCGCTTCGTCGCCGATGCCGGAGACAGAATGGCCGAGGCCTGGAGACGCTATGAAAACCCGGACCAGCCGACTGAGGCCCCCGCATCTACCGGCATTAATTTGAGGCTATCTACGGCCATGCCGTCCTTGGAGTCTGGCGGTGTGGGACAAGAGACACGCCTGCAGACGGCCCTGCGGCTGACCTTCGGTGTGCCCAGCACCTTGGGCAAGGTGAGTCGTTCCCTCTTTGCGACGGCGGCGCAGGCGGAGACCAACCTGATATTTGATTTTTCCAAGTTGCAAGGAGCGTCCTTCTCCCTGCGGGCGCCTTCGCATTCGCCTTTGTTCCTGAGTTCGTTTAGGTACTCCGGCGCCGTTCTTATCGCCAACAACCAGTTCGGCCTGGTCCTGAACTGCGGCAACTTCGATGTCGGTACGGTCACCTATCGGGAACCCCCGGCCACGCTCCCCAGTTGGCGGCTCGAGGAGGATGGAGATTTCACCGTGCGGCCCGAAGGTGTGGATGCCTCGAAATTTACGCTGACCGTGGAGCGTCCTGACGGAAGGTGCATCCAGGATCACGTGCGGTGGAATGTCTTCACGGCCGGGGAGTTGAAGCCGGAGGTGATGATCGGCGCCGGCCCCGATTCTCTCGGGGTAATCGATACCGACCCCATGGCTGGAACCTATCGCGTCTACCTCGACTTCCAGGCGGGGTACTCAGGCTTCTATGCCATGTATCAGGGGCATGACTATACGACCTATGACCATCGAATCTTGAACAAGGCAGGGGCTCTGGAAATTCAGTCCGCCAGCATTGGTAATGGCCGCCCGGTGAATGGCCGGCACCTAGTGCAGTTTGAGGTCTATGACGACCAGGACATGGCGGTGCTGGCCCTGGCCAAACATCAGACCTTTAGCAGCCAGGACGATAACGGCGAGTGGTCGCTGGTGGCGATCTGGCCGGAGGGCGGCAAGATCCGTTTTCGCAACCCCTGGCCCTTTGCTGTGACCCTGGCTGGTTTCTCCCTTCGGGCTTACTACCAGCTGCCCTGGGCCGGTGAACGGATCGTCAGCAGCTCTTCCGAGAAGACGACCCTGCAGCCTGGTGAAGACGTTGATATCCCGCTGCCCGAGGGCCGCCTGAATCTTCGGGGTGCAGGTGCCCTGCCGCCCGAGTCCCAAGTGATATCCCGATGGACCGTTACCTACGTCATCAGCGACGGTTCTGGTGGTGGTGGTGAAAAGGAGGTGGCGGCGTGATCCGTCTCGATACTTTGTTTTTGCCGGACGGCCTGTTGTGGACGGACGAGTTCTCCTGGGTTCCGGTGAGCGGTGCCTCGGATCGTGCCCTGGATGGGTCGGAGCTGAACTACTCGAGTGCCCTGGTAGGCGGCCGGCCAATCACGCTTGAATCCGGGAAATGGATCAAGCGTTCCGACGTCGAGGCATTGCAGGAACTGGCGTCCAGGCCGCAGGCCATCTACACCCTGGTGCTGCGGGGCAAGAACTACCAGGTGCGCTTCCGCCATGAAGAAAACCAGCAGCCATTCACGGCACAGCCCGTCTGGCCCATGGCCGACTATTCACCTTCCGATAACTACACCGCTTCCCTGAAGCTCAAGACCGTATAGGAGCATCCATCATGCCCATTGCAGGTAACGAACTAATCTTCCGCCGGGCCGCCTTGGCCTCCGACACGGTGCCGGCCCAGAACGGGGGGCGCATGACCAGCGCGGCCGTCGTCTCCAGCGTGAAGAACAATCTCTTTCCCGACGTTACCCAGGCCCAGCGCCTGGCCGGCGCCGAACACTACCGCAAGGTCTTCCTCCATGTGGCCAGCGCTGCAGAAGCGGAAATGATCGATGCCAAGGTGTTCCTCGAGGACGTCACGCCGGGCGACGGATACGTTCTGCTCTACGCCGGCAGCCAGAGCGACACGCAAAACGAAGTCGTCGGGCGCCCCTATGGTGTCGGTCGCCTGGCGGCCGCTATCGCTGCAGATGCGCTGCAGCTGGTGGTCGATTTTGAGCATGCCGAGTTCGCCAACCTGCGGCCGATCCGCACAGGTGATGCCATTCGTGTGGCGAACATGCCGGCCACCGGCGGCAGCGGCGCCGAGGCGTTCGCCACGGTTGATAACGTTATCTGGTCCGGCCTGACGGCCACGGTAACGCTTACTGCCGCCCTCGGCGCCGCATTTGATCCGGCGGCCGGGTCGGTGACCGTGGCCAGCGTCCTCACCTATGCCTCGGTCAAGGCCGGTGCCTCGGTGCCGGTTGCCGCTACGGCAGGAGGAACCCATAGCGGCGCCAAGCCGGCCGGCAGCAATAGGGGCACGGTGCTGCAGAACTGGACCCTGACCTTTACCTCTTCCACGGCCTTCCGCCTGGATGGTGACGTCCTGGGCGTCGGGGTGGCCGGCGGCACCACGGCGGCTGCATTTGCGCCGACCAACCCTGCGGGCGGTGTCTATTTCTCCATTCCGTCCGATGTCTGGGGCGGTTCCTGGGTCGCCGGCGACACGCTGACGTTTTCCACCGAGCCGGCCGCCATTCCGTTGTGGCTGCAGCGGGTCACTCCGGCCGGTGCCGCTTCGGTCTCCGGCGACAACGTGGCAATCGGCATCCAGGGAGAAAGCGCATGACAACTCCCTACATGACCGACTTCAACCACACCGGCATCACCGGCCTAGCCGATGCCATTTTGAGCAATGCGATTGCTTGTGGCTTTGAAGAGATAACGGCCGCTGCAGCCTACGGGCTAAAGCAGTTCGGTGTGGCCACAGCGGAAGGTCCGACTGAGGACTTTCCCACCTGGAACGTGGATGACAGCACGGGAAATCTTAGAATCGGAGCGGCCATTCGGGGTGTCGCCTTTACGAGCTGGGTCAGCGCTGCCATCCCGAGTGGTGCAGATGTCCATTGCGTTTTGAACGGTATCACCGGCTCCTGGCGGATTGAAGTTAATGGCATCTTGACCATTGCGGGGAGCCGGGTACGCCGCTATCCGAGTGACATGCACGAAGGCATCTTCCCGCGTTACCTGGCTGTGAGTCTCGGCCCGGTTTCAGGGTATTGGTCCCCATCCTGGTCTGGGATTGCTCATGCCGGTGCCGGCTTCGACGCTGCCGATACAACCCAGGCCCAGGGAATTCTATTCTCCCCGTTGTTCCAGCCAACCTGGTATCCGGGTAATCCCATGCCCGGAGAACGCGTGGCAGGAGGTATGGCGCCCACCATCGCCCCGATCTTCCCGGTGGTCATGGCGCCGAGCAAGATGCCATGCTTCTACATGGGGGAGTTGATGGACCTGATGGCCGCAACGGACGGGTTCACCGTCGGTGAAAATGTCGTTCCCGGCTGGGCGGTGGCCAGGGTCGGTGACACCGGCCCCTTCTTCGCTGTCCCTGACGGGTTCTAAGAGTGCTTATTTTCTCCAGCCCGCTCGGCCTCGATGCCCTGGGGGTGTCCCTGGGCGCGACGTCACCCGAGCCTCAACCAGGAGCTATAAGTGGCCGCCTGGTCATGCCCTGGGCGACTACGGTTGCAGTTTCGGGCCGGGCTGAATTGATGTGGGCAAATACCCAGGTCGTTTGCCGCACGATAGCTTTCCCCTGGTCAGAAAAACTGGCGGGCTGGATGCGGCTGGAATGGGCGTCCCGGGTTTCTCGCCGGATGGCTTTTCCCTGGGGGAAGACTACGCCTGTGGCAAAGCGCCTGGTGGCGCCCTGGGCCGTAACATCCCCGTTGCAGGGGGGCGTGGTGTTCCCATGGGATATCAGCTCCAGGCACCGGGCGGCCGCCAGCTGCCGGCTGCCATGGACGGCTCCTGCGGATGGCCAGGTGATCGATTCCAGCGTGGTGCTTGTGGCTGGTGACGGTCGCTGGTTGAGCCCGCGCCGGGTAACGGTTTCCGCCTCTGAAAATTCCCCATATTGGCAGGCTGATATAACCCTGGGCGGTGAGGAAGAGTTCCTCCAGCTCGAAACCGGGGAGCAGCTGACGCTGACGATGTGCGGCTATACCTTCTCCCTGCGCCTCGATGAGCGGGGCGAGAATGCACAGGGGCCTGCAGGGCGGACCTGGAGCGCCAAGGCCCTTTCCCCTGTGGCTTGGCTGGATACCCCTTACGCGCTCTCGGGCGATATCTCATTCCTCGCCGGCACCACCGCCAAGGAAGCGGTGGAGTCTCTGCTTGGCAGTGTAGTAACGCTGGCCTGGAGCCTGCCGGACTGGACTCTTCCGACAGCTGGCCTGGCCTTTACGTCCGCCACCCCACTGGCTGCAGCCAGAAGCATCGTCGAGGCCATCGGCGGGCTTCTGGAGTCCCGGCCCGATGGCAGCGTGGTGGCCAGGCGTCGGTATCGCGTCGCCCCTGCAGACTTCACCAGCGCGGTCCCGGACGTGAATCTCTACGACTCGGAAGCCACTGTCCGCAGTACGTCCACCATCAACGTCGAGATCGTGAATCGTCTGACCATCGGAAACGGGGGCGCCTCAGATAGCTCGAGCGACCGTATCGAGTTTGAGGCAGACACCAACCCCTTGAGTGGAACGGTGCGCGCCTGGCCGAGCCCGTGGCGGCCGGTCAGCCTGGTGCATACCGGCCGCCCGTCAGTTTCCATAACGCCGAAGGGCATCCGGGTCTGGGAGATCGAAGAGACCGTCGAGTTCAAGGATGGCGCTGCCCGGCTATCAACGCCCGCCCAGGCGCTTTTGGAGGTGACCTGGCTCCATACCGATCTTGGCGGAGTACTGCTCGATGGTGACACCCTGACGGCGTCCTACGGCCTGGGGTATAGCCTGGCCAAGGTTCGCTATTCAACGAGAGCCTACGTCTGGGCCGTCGCTGACGACCAGGTGGAGGAAGTGCAATTTCTACTGGAGGACGCTGATGAGTAATGTAACGGTGCGGGTTCAATTCGGCGCCAGCACCAGCGCCAGCGATCATCTGTCTGCCGTCGTTGATGATCGGGCAGCCGGCCCGAACGCTGGGAAGACCTCGTTTCTTCCCGGCGACACGGCATGGTTCCTGGTGCATCGCTCCGAAGGCATCGAGCTGAAGCTGGATTCTTCTGCCGGCAGCATTGTGGGCGGTGATGAGGTGACCCTGATCAAGACGGAAGATATCTCTTTCGAGAATTCGGCTGCAGGATCGTTGCCGGTACCGGCCAAGGCCATCACCTCGGTGCTATGGATCGGCCGTAGCCTGGGAGGCATCAAGCTTGGAGGCGATGGCCTGAGCCTGACCGCCGATGAATCCGGGGTGGCCATTGCCCGCATCACCTATACCTGTCGGGCGGTGAGTTATGGGCTGGTGGCACCGGAACGCGTTGCCGGCCTGGTGGACTTCGATGTGCTGGTACTGATCACCGGCAGCCGGCCCACGACCGAAGTCGAGGAGGATGCTTGATGGCCGGCCTGGTTGAAGTGTATCGGGGTGCTGGGGATCGACGCGGTGCCGACGTGGAAGTGCCCCTGCTTGAGGGTGAGGCAGCTCTTCTGGAGCGGGGCTGGGCGGAAATGAACGACCGGGCAACGCCCAGGGAGTCGGTCACCACCACCTGCGCCCCCAAGGCCGGGATGCTGCCGGGAAACATCGCCAAGGGCTTCCCGTCTGGCCAGGCCCCCTGGGTAGGCCGAATCGTCAGCGTCTCATTCACGGCCGACAACGTGCGCTGCAGCGCCAATATCGGCCTGGAGCGCCCGCTGTGAGACACGCCCTGGGGGAACTGCGCCGGCTGCTGCAGGGGCCGGATGCCTCGACCGGAGTCGTGGCCTCTGTCCAGGGCGACGTGGTCAAGGTGGCCACCCGCGTCGGCCTGCTGACGCTAAAAGCCTCCGGCACCGTTACCGCCGGAGATCGAGTAACCATTTCTGACGGGGTGGCAAAGCCGGCGCCGAAGGCTGGCAAGAGCTACCCGGTGTAGGGAAGAACGGTGCGACCGCTGGAGGTGCAGGAACACCCCCAACGGCCACCTCCCGCAGAAGCAGCCTGCGTTTAGCCAAGGCACCGTTACCGTCGCGACGGCGGGCCGAAGCCTAACACATAGGCGTTACCGTGAAGGAAATCCGCTGTAGTAGTTGCAACAAGAAGCTGGCCGAAGCCGATTACCGGCGCCTGGCCATCAAGTGCCCCCGCTGTGGGGTGATGAATGACCTGAAGGCCACCGAGCCTCCCGATCCAGCGCCAAGTGCGCCAAAGGAGAGCCTCTGTGACCACCCCGTTCCTTAACAATCCGGCAAGTCCCATCATCCCCTGGCTGGGTGGAAAGCGCCGCCTGGCCGACCGTCTGATCCCCTTGTTCCCCAAGCATGAGTGCTACGTGGAACTGTTCTGCGGTGGAGCCGCCCTCTACTTCCTCCGGCCGGTACCGGCGAACTGCGAAGTCATCAACGACATCAACGGCGAGCTGGTGAATCTCTACCGAGTGGTCCAGCACCACCTGGAAGAGTTCGTACGGCAGTTCAAGTGGGCGCTGTCCTCCCGCCAGGTCTTCAAGTGGCTGCAGGAAACCCGGCCAGAAACCATGACCGACATCCAGCGGGCGGCCCGCTTCTTCTACCTGCAACATCACGCCTTCGGCGGGAAGGTTGAAGGGCAGAGCTTTGGCACGGCCACCACCGCGCCATCGATCAACCTTCTCCGCATCGAGGAGAACCTCTCTTCCGCCCATCTGCGCCTGGCTGCCGGCACCCTGGTGGAGAACCTTCCCTGGCTGGAGTGCCTGGCCAAGTATGACCGTCCCCATACCTTCTTCTATGCGGACCCTCCCTACTGGCAGACTGAAGGCTATGGCGTCCCCTTCGGCTTTGAGCAATACGAGGCGATGGCCAAGGCCATGAGCAGCTGCAAGGGCAAGATGATGGTCAGCATCAACGACCACCCGGACATCCGCCAGGCGTTCGCCGGCCAGGTGTTTCACGAGCTGGGGATCAAGTACAGCGTGGGGAACAACCAGGGGGCTCCAGGGGAGAGCCGGGAGCTGGTGATACGAACTACGAACCAGGGGTGATGGGCGGGCTGTTCTAGCGTTACCGGCCTACGACAAATCGCGTGCAAAACACCGACAAATCGCGCGCCGGCTTACAGAAAAGGAACACGCGCGGCGGCGCGGAACCCGGCGGTCAAACCTCATTCCACGCCCGAGTCACCAGAGAGCCAGCCCCCTCAACCACCGCCAAACATCACTTTCGTCATATGTACATGACATCCAACAATCCCTACTATCCCGCCCGGCTCAACCGGCCTTGATGCGCCATCCCGGCGCGTCATCACATCATCACAGGGCGAGAAAATGAAAAACAAGCAAGTTGCATTGCTGGTCGCTGTCGCTGCAGTCAGCCTGACCACCGGCTGTTCCACCATTACCCAATCCGAAAACCAGCGCGTTTCCGTGACCGCTTCCTATGAAGGCAAGCCGGTCCCCGACGCGGACTGCTCCCTCAGCAACGACAAGGGCACCTGGACCGCCAAGGCCCCGGGCCAGGTGGACGTGCGCAAGAGCGGCGAAAACCTGAACGTGGTGTGCAAGAAGGAAGGCCTGGTGGACGGCCTGCTCACCGCCGTTTCCCGCGCCGCCGGCTCCATGTGGGGCAACATCGTCTTCGGCGGCGGCATCGGCGCCATCATCGACCACAACAAGGGCACCGGCTACGACTATCCCACCACCCTGCCGGTGGAAATGGGCAAGTCCGTCTCCGTGGACCGGGCCCAGGAAAAGCAGCAACAGCAGTTGCAGCAGCAGGCTGCCGCCGACTGCCGCAACAACGGCAGCACCTGCTAAAACGGGCGGGCCTTCCCGCCGCTTAGTTCCGGGGGCCAGGCAACTGGCCCTCTGCTTTCAGGGGTTCCCCCAGGCACACCGCCAGCCCCTCCGCCAGGCCATGCGCCATAGCCTGCTGGCGGCTCCGGTCCCGCAGGGCCAGTTCCTCATCCCGATGCTTCAACACCCCCGCCTCGAACAGCACCGACGGCATCGCCCCGTGGGAAATGACAAACAGCGTGTCATAGAAGCGCACCCCGTTCTCCTCGTCCGCCCAGGGCCGGGGCGTGCCGGCGGCGGTGGTGCCGTGGTGGGTGGCGGGGACGAAGCCCCGGGCCCTCAGTGCCCGCCCCATGGCGGAAGCGCAGGCGAGGCTTTCTTCCAGCCGGGGATTGCGGTGGGAGATGAAGAGGGCGAAGCCCCGGTCCTCGTCGGCGAAATCCAGGTCTTCGCCCATCCAGTTCCAGGCGGTGAGCTTGAAGGACGAGACCGAGTCGTGATGAATGGAGAGCAGGAAGTCGCTGCCGGCGGCGGCATCGACCCGGGCCTGCAGGCTTTCGATTTCGCCGTCGAAATTCACCGGACGCACCGTGAGGCCCCGGGCTTCCAGAACCGGCCGCAGCACCCGGGCCAGGTTGAGGTTGAAGTCGAATTCGGTGGCGCCCCGGGCGCTGATGGCGCCGGAGTCCCACAGGCCGTGGCCCACATCCACCGCCACGGTGCCGGCGGCCCGGGCCGGGAGGGGGGCGAGGGCGGTCAGCAGCAGGCAGGCTAGAATGGCGGCCATGCTCCAGGGCCGGCGCTGCCGCCCTTCACTCTGACTCTGCGTGATTGCCATGGCCAAGAAAACTCCTTCCGTTGCACTGCCGTCTGTCGATTACCGCCTGGTGCCCATCCGGCCCGAGGCCCATCTGTTCCAGGTGACGTGCACCGTAACCGACCCGGACCCGGCGGGGCAACGCTTTGCCCTGCCCACCTGGATTCCCGGCAGCTACATGATCCGGGAATTCGCCAAGAATATCGTGCGCATCGAGGCCAGTGCCGGCGGCAAGGCGGTGGGCCTGACCCAGATCGACAAGGCCACCTGGCAGGCGGAGAAGGTGCCCGCCGGCACCGCCTTGAGCGTGACCATGGAGGTCTACGCCTGGGACCTCTCGGTGCGAGGCGCCCATCTGGATGCCAGCCACGGCTTCTTTAACGGCACCAGCGTCTTTCTCTGCGCCCTGGGCCAGGAAGACCGGCCCTGCCGGGTGGAACTGGTGAAGCCCCAGGGCAAGGCCTACGCCGCCTGGCGGGTGGCCACCAGCCTGCCCGTGGCCAAAGGGGAGAAGGGCGCCGCCGCCCTCTACGGCTTCGGCCGCTACCGGGCCGCCGATTACGACGAACTGATCGACCATCCGGTGGAAATGGGCACTTTCGCCCTCGTCGAATTCAAGGCCCGGGGCGTACCCCATGCCATCGCCGTCACCGGCCGCACGGACGTGGACCTGAAGCGTCTGGCCGCCGACCTCAAGCCCATCTGCG